GGGTTGGCTTCGTGAGGCTGCGGCCCAACGGGGTCTGCCATTCATCGACTTCGCTGGCAGGACCGCCGTGAAACTCGCGATCAGGAACGCTCGCAATGCCGCAGGACCATCACTTTCTGATCAACGGCCAGAGGTGGCTCTGGAGGTACTCGACGCTCAAGGGCGAGGCGGACGGCTGGACGGAGTACAGCAAACACAAGGTGCTGATCCACTCGAAGCTCAAACACCGGGCGAGGCTTGAATGCGAGCTTCACGAAGGATTGCATGCGGCCCTGGGCGACACGGTCAGCGAGTCCTGCGTCGAGCGGACGGCCGCCGACTTGGCAAAAATCCTCTACTCGTTAGGCTATAGGCTGGATACGAGTACCCACGGAGGGCAGACGCCATGATCGACGACAGGGAGGCGGTGGAGGAACTGGCCGATGAGATGAAGAGCGACGACGTCGTGCCGTCGAGCCTCTTCGACTCTCTCGACAATCCGAAGGACGTCGTCGGCAGCAACAAGCTGCCGCTGCATCTCTGGCCGATGACGGCCACGGCGATGGGCTCGCTCGCGATGCTCAACGGCGCGATCAAGTACGGCCGATCGAACTGGCGAGTCGTTGGCATCAAAGCCTCGATCTACGTCGACGCCTGCCAGCGGCATCTCTCGCAGTGGTTCGAGGGCCACGAGTGTGACGAGGAGGGTGTGCCTCACCTCGCCTCGGCGCTCGCCTGCCTCGCGATCATCGTCGACGCCCGTGCCGCCGGAAAGCTCAAGGACGATCGTCAGGTCGAGGGCGGATACCGAGAACTCGTGCAGCAACTCACGCCGCACGTCGCGAGGCTGCGAGAGCTTCACGCCGATAGGCCGCCCGCGAAGCAGTGGACGATCAACGACACACCCCCGCCGTGAGAGGCGACCACACGTCCACGCCTACCCCGTGTGGTCGCCTCCGGCGGGCTTTATTTCCGATGGATCGATGGCAGGACGTGACACGCCGGCGTTCCCAAGTCTGCATACCTGGGATCGAGGTATGCCTTCGTGATTTTTGGGCTTGAGTGATCGAGTAGCTCCGTTGGATTGCCTCCCTTGGCTTTGAAATGAGACGCGGCACAGCGTCTCAGGCAGTGAAATTTTGCCTTCCTCCCACTGCCGAGCCCGGCGGCGGTGACGATATCCCCAAATCTCATCCAGATATGAGTGAAGCATCGGTCCCATCTCCAGACGAGATCGTTGGGGTCACGCCCTCGACAGAGTCGGTCGACGAGGTCTGAAGTCGAGTCGGTCAACGTGTAGAGCCGATCTCGCTTCCCTCCCTTCCTGTACTCCGCTCTCGCCAGGAGTCTCGGACGCTGCCAGTCGCAGACGCGAGCGGCGAATATCGCGCCACACCGTTCTGCCGACTCGTACAGGACGCAGATCAGCGACTTCCAAAAGAGTCCGGCCGGTATGTCTCCGATCATGCCGGGAGTTGCTCCGGAGATCGAAACGAGGTGCTGAAGCTCCTCGACCGACCAGCACTGTGGGACTCGCTCCGGGAGTCTCGCGGCCGGGGGCACGCACGGCCCGGTCCTCGTGATGCCACGGTCACGAGCGAACCGCCAAAGCGAGACTAGCTGGCTTCGCTCCTTCTCGCTCGTGTAGGGGCTTCGCACTTTCGCGCGAGCGTCGAGGAACCTGGAAAGGAGAAGGTCGTCAAAGTCGTCGACCGTCGCGGGCCTTCCAAGCGATCGCTCGAACGAACGAAGCGTGCATCGGTAGAGGCGGGAAGTGTTTTCGCTCCGGCCCCTCAGGCGTAGCGGGCGAAAGTGGTTCTCGAACAAATCAAAGAGGGTCATGGCGTATCTCCTTTTGACAGGGAGGGAGGATACGCATCCGTGCGAGGGGGTCATGCCGCGCGGTGGGGGTCACCCCCCACTCGCGCGACCCCCCCTGCGCGATTCATTCGCGCAGGTCGTTATCTCTTGCCTCTGTGGTCCCCTTTCACCGCGACCCGAATGTCCTCGCCGATGGCGAGCGCCGCGTACTCGACGGTATTGAGGGGGGCTTCGTCCCTCGATCCGTCCCAGGCCGCCGCGAGGTGATGGGGCAGCACGTCGCGGATGATTTTTCGCACCGCTTCGTTCCCGACGACGCGACCGACGCGGCTCTCGATCAGGTCCGCGATCCGGTCGACGTCAATCTCCTCGTCCTTGCTTGGCTTCGTGTCGTGAACCACGTCCCAGAATGGCCGCATTTTTGAGTCTCCTGGCTGGGGGAAGTTTGCCGCCGGGGAAGTCCCTGCGGCTCGGACTCAAGTGTTACCCCCGCCACTTGAACTGGCAAGTCCAGTTCCAGGCCCGATCGTTTCGGGCCTGTTTTATGAGGAAAAGTACGGAAACGAGGAGGCTTTTGAGATGGATAGGATCATTGGAATCGCAGAAGCGGCGAAGATTCGCGGGCAGTCGCGAGAGGGGATACAGAAGGCCGTCGTCACCGGGCGGCTCTGCGGAGTCCTGCTCTCCGGCAAAGGATGGATGCTGTCGGAGCGGCAGGTCCGGGGGCAGTCCTTCGACAGGAAGTCGTTCGAGCGACTCTGCTCGCGGTACTGCTCTGTCCCGGACGCCTGCAACATTGTCTGGAAGACGGACGCCGCCGTGATGCGGGACCTCAGGTCCGGAAGGATCGAAGGGTTTAAGGTCAACTCGAAGTGCTGGGCCGTTCTCAAAAGCAGCGCCGAGGCCGAGTTCAAGGACTACCTGGAGAACCAGCATGGCCGAGTTGGCCGCAAGCGAGACATCGGGTTCACTCGCTCTCCGCGAGACCTCCGGAAAACCGTTTTGAAACGCCGATCCCGCTAGGTACAATTGACACAGCGATGCAAATGCTTATCCTGACCACTGTCGAGGCGGCCGAAGAACTGGGCACGAGCGCGTCGAGCATTTCTCGTGCTGCGAGGAAGGCCAACGTGGGCGTGCGACGCGAGGACGGTCGCCTCGTCGGCGTGACTCGGAACGACATGAAGGCGATCAAGAAACTCTTGCGGTACAAGGCCGGCAATCCCAACTTCAAGAAGAAGCAGCATGCATAAGCTCTTCTATAGCCACGACTACTGCCGGGCCTCGCACGCGTTCGACACGACCCGCAAGGCGTCGTGGATCGCCGAGTCGCTCTCCAGCCGGCCGATCCCGGGCATCGAGATTGTCGAGCCCCGCCCGGCGATGCTCGTCGAGGTGGAGCAGGTCCACGGCCGCGACTACGTCGAGGCGATCCGCACGGGCGAGCCCGAGAGCGTCGCCTCGTCGAGCGGCCTGCCGTGGTGCCAGGACACGCTCACGGCCGTGCTCGCAAGCACCGGCGGCATGATCGCCGCCACCCGCGAGGCCGCGAAGTCCGGACTCGCTGGCTCACTGTCGAGCGGGATGCACCACGCTCGCCGTGATCACGGGCTCGGCTTCTGCACGTTCAACGGCCTCGCCATCGCGGCCCACGAGGCGGAGCTTCTCGGATTCAACGACATCCTGATCCTCGACCTCGACGCCCACGGCGGCGGCGGGACCGCCTCTCTTATTTCCGGAAAAGTACGGATAAGCCAACTCGATCTGGTGGTCGACCCGTTCGACCTGGGCGAGGGCTCGATCGACTTGTCGAAGCGGAGCCCGCTCGACTACCTCACGGTGCTCGACTCGACGCTCCACGAACTGGACCCAGACTTCGTGATCTACAACGCCGGGATGGACGTCGCCGAGGGCGACTGCGGACCGCTCGGATTCGACTCGAACATCATCGCCGCTCGTGAGGCCACGGTTTTTTCGTGGGCCGCCGACCGGTCGATCCCGATCTGCTACGCGATGGCCGGAGGATACACGAGCCAGTCTCGTTCTCGCGGTCTTCTCGTAGCCCACCACCGCTGCACCATCCGGGCGGCGGAGCAGATTTTCTCTCAACGTCAAGGAGCGACGATATGAACTGTGCGAATTGCGTCTTCTGGAACTCCAGTCCCGTCATGCAGCCCCCGACGCCGGGCATGCCACCTCAGGTGCCGATGATGCAAGGCTTCGGCCAGTGCCGTCGCAACGCGCCATTTCCGTTGCCGATGCCGCCGATGGGCATGCCGCAAATGCCGCCGCTCCAGTGGCCGGTCACGTCCGCGAACGACACCTGCGGCGAGTGCAAGGTGAAGGAATGAGCAGCGTCGACCACCCGGAGCACTACAACTCGCACCCGAGCGGCGTCGAGGCGATCGAGATCGCCGAGCGACTCTCGTTCAATCTCGGCAACGCCATCAAGTACCTGCTACGGCGGAAACACAAGGGCCACGAACTGGAGGACCTCCAGAAGGCTCTCTGGTACGCGAAGCGAGAGCACGAGCGGCTCTCGAAGTCGCCTCGCGACACATGGCCCGGCTCAGGGGCTCTGTTCGAGAAGGTCATCAACGTCGTCGCCACCGAGGATTGTCCGGATATGGCAACCGCGATCGGGCTCCTGGCCCTCGCGAACTGGTGCGACGCGTCGTCTCGGCTGGTGGTCCTCGCGGCGGATTTGATCGAGGAGGAAATCCAGGAACTGTCGAAATGATGCTCTTGACGTTCATGGCCGTGGCCTCGGCAATTCTCCTGTTGTGCGCCGCTAAGAACGGCGAGGCCTGATGGACATCGTCGAACAACTCATGGAATCGACACGGCAGTGCCGGGCGCTCGACCGCACGGACCTGCTCACGGCAGCAGCCCAAGAAATTCTGGCGTTGAGGAAGGACCTGTCGATCGCCAAGACGGCGATCGAACACTTGCAAGGGAGTGTGGCAGATGAACGACGACCTTAGCCGGTTCGTCCCGACGATCATCACGATCTCGATCATTGCAGTCTCGACGATCTCCTTTTTCGTCGGCCTCATCATCGGGGCGGCCGCCGGATGAAGAACGTCATTCTCAGGGGCGACTGCCTGAAGGTCCTGCCGACTCTCCCGAGAGAGAGCGTCGACCTCGTCGTCGCGGACCCGCCCTACAACATCGGGGTTGACTACGGCAACGGCAAGAAGGCCGATCGCCGCGACGACTACTGGGGCTGGTGCGAGCGGTGGATCGGATGGTGCTACCGAGCACTCAAGCCGACGGGCTCGCTCTGGATCATCAGCGGCCAGGAGCACGGCGCGGAGATCGACATCGCGATCCAGCGTGCTGGCATGACGATGCGGAACCGGATCACTTGGCATGAGACATTCGGCGTCTATTGCCACGGGAAGTTCGGCCGCACGAGCCGGCCGATCTTCTACGCGACCAAGTCTCCGAAGGGCTTCGCGTTCAACCGCGATGCCGTCACGGTGCCGTCGGCGAGGCAGGAGAAGTACGGCGACAGGCGCGCCGCACCCGGCGGGAAGATCATGGGCGACGTGTGGCAGATCAATCGTGTCTGCGGCACGTTCAAGGAACGCGTGAAGGGCGTGCCCACGCAGCTTCCCGCTGAACTCGTGCAGCGGATCATCGGCGTGTCGAGCAACCCAGGCGACATCGTGCTCGACCCGTTTGCCGGCAGCGGAACGTCCCTCGTCGTCGCGAAGGCGATGGGACGGCAGGCGATTGGCATCGAACTGAACCCCGACTACGCAGAGATCGCGAGCCTGCGGTACGAAGGAGCGAAGACCGCATGACGACGTGGGAATTCCTGATCGGGGCCGTGGAGAAGTGGGCGCTCGCCAGACAGATCGTCCCCAACTCGACGCCGCAGGCTCAGCTACTGAAGACGATGAGTGAACTCGGCGAACTCTCGGACGCCACGCTCAAGAGCGACCGGGAAGGCGTCGTCGACGGCCTGGGCGACGTGCTCGTCACGCTCATCATCTACGCGAGACTCCAGGGCGTCGACCTGGGGGACTGCCTCGCGTCGGCCTATCAGGTGATCAAGGATCGACGAGGGACGCTCACGGCCGAGGGGGTCTTCGTCAAGGAGGACGCATGAGACAACTCCTCTACGTCGCAGCGCCGTACACCCGCCCCGAGCCCGTCCACAACCTGCACGGCGTCTGCCGTGTGGCGATGGAAATCTACGAGCGGACGGAGTGGTGCCCGATCGTCCCGCACCTGTCGCTCGTGTGGCAGGCCGTGACGCCGCGAGACTACGACCATTGGATCGAGTACGACCTGCACGTCATGCGGCAGTGTCAGGCGGTGGTCCGGCTGCCGGGGCACTCCCCCGGCGCCGACGGAGAGATCGAGGAAGCCAAGCGGCTCGGGATCAGAATTGTGTCGCTTGAAGAACTGCCGCCCGAGGCCCTTGCCCACTGGCATCTCTGAAAAATGCTTGCACGAAGTCCGGATACGAGTACATTCTCGGTCGCCCGTAGTGAAGGACGCGGCTACTTCTACTGCAACTGAAAAACCGCTTCCGCTTGTTCTCGGGCACCAATCATGGCGTAGTGATGTTCGCGGCTACTTCAAAAGTGGATGCAAGTTCGAGTCTTGCGGCCCCTCGGGGCCACGCCGGTACAGGCTCCCGGCACCGCGTGCAGTTGTTCTCGTCACCCAACAGTCCGTCGTAGTGAAGAGGTCGGCTACTTCTTTTAGGAAGACGTGACGCCGGTTCGACTCCGGCACCCCTCACGCACTCGGGGGGATAGCTCAACGGCAGAGCGCGATACGTTCCGTCCTCGTCTGTTCTCGACGGTCTTTTTTGAAAGGGATTTCAAATGAAGCTCAACGTGGCCGATTACGCCCGCCCGATGACGCACGAGGGTGGCCCAGCCAAGCGGATCACAACCGAGCAGGAACTCCGCAGAAGTGTCCTGTCCTGCCTCCTCTGGGAGCGTGAGTTCTACGAAGACGGGCAGACCATCGCCGAGCGGATCGAGTCTCTCTGCGGCAAGGTCTCGCCAGAGTCTCTCGCGGCGTTGGCCGTCGAGGCCCGCACGAGGTTCCACCTTCGCCACGTCTCGTTGCTCCTGGCGGCATGCCTCGCCAAACGGAGCGGCGGCACGCTCGTGTCCGGCACGGTCGACCTCGTGATCCAGAGGGCCGACGAACTGGCAGAGTTTCTCGCGATCTACTGGCGGAGCGGAAAGTGCCCGATCTCGAACCCCGTGAAGCGTGGCCTCGCCAGTGCGTTCACGAAGTTCTCTCCCTACCAGTTGGCGAAGTACAACCGCGACGGTGCGATCAAGCTCCGCGACGTCCTGTTTCTCGTTCACGCCACGCCAGCGAGCACCGAGCAGGCGAACGCGTGGAAGAAGCTCGTCGACGGCACGCTCGAATCTCCCGACACCTGGGAAGTCGGCCTCTCGGCCGGCGGAGATAAGAAGGAGACGTTCGAGCGACTCCTCCGCGAGCGGAAGCTCGGCTACCTCGCCCTGCTTCGGAACCTGAGGAACATGACCGAGGCCGGCTGCGACGCGTCGCTCGTGAAGACGGCGATCCTGTCCCGCATCGGTGCCGAGCGGGTCCTCCCGTTCCGCTACGTTGCGGCGGCGAGAGCCTGCCCTCAGCACGAGCCGTCGCTCGACATCGCGATGCTCGCAGCCATCTCGGAGTTGCCGACGCTGCCCGGCAAGACAATCGTCCTGGTCGACGTCTCGGGCTCGATGGCCTGCTCACTCTCGCGGAAGAGCGACCTGCGACGGCTCGACGCGGCGGCCGCGCTCGCGAGCGTCATCCCAGGCGACCTGCGGGTGTTTTCGTTCTCTGACAGTCTCGTCGAGGTGCCACCCAGGCGCGGCATGTCCGGAGTCGACGCTGTCATCAGTTCGCAGCAACATGGCGGCACCTACCTGGGTCAGGCCGTCTCTGAAGTTAACGCCATGCAGCACGATCGGCTCATCGTCATCACCGACGAGCAGACGGCCGATCGTGTGCCGGACCCGGCCGCCAAG